TGCCATTCCTAAATCCCAAAAGGTAGATACCTTTAACGTAGGATCATAAGGTACAGATGTTACTCTATCATCTTCGTCTGCCTTATTAAGACCTTGTGAATAGATAGCTCCGATTGCGGAGCTTTCGAAACTACACTCGTATTCTGCCTCGTATATTTCAGGAGGCATCAATTTTTTTGCTTCGGCTAATTCTTCTTCTTTGACGACCTTCGTCTCTGATGCTTTAAACTTTGTAGCATACCAACCATCATTGTGCATACCATGATTATACAAATCAAAGAAAGAGTTATGTCCTTGAGGCGTACCAATCGCAATCATAAAACCCTCTCTATCCGATAGTGCTGGTCGTATTACTTCAGTCCACATTTTTGGTGGCATCTGAGCTACCTCATCTAATACAACACCATCGATATAAAGTCCTTTGAGGGTTTGTGGTCGTTCACAACCGAGTAATTGTATTCTGCCTCCATTAGGGAGTTCAGCTCTTAGTTCGGTCTCGTGATAATCCATATTCGGCAAAACAGAAGTGTAATACTTGAGATAATCCCAAGCTATCCTTTTCGCCATACTGTATGTCGGTGCTATATAATAATACCGAGGTCTTGGTAGAGGACATTGTAAGCACTTCTTAATCAACTCATTGACTGTCAGCACTGTCTTACCAAAACGTCTATGACATACTAATACATTAAATCTTTTTAAGTTCTTATGAACTGTAAGTTGATGTTGACGTGGCTTATACGGAATTATTATTTTTGGCATTATCAAGGTGTCGATACATTGCATCTACATCGTCAGATTTAACTACTCCTTGGCCAGACTCATTATGAACAGGTGTAGGCTTATTGATCTCTTCAACCAAAGCCTTAAAATCGTCCATAAATGAATCAGATTTCTTCTTTCCTTTTTTTTTAGTCATATATACCTTCGTTCCTCTTTTGTTCTTCTATGGTCAAATATAAGCTTATTAGGGCTATATAAAGGGTGGGTCTAGTATGTGTGTGGGTCCCCTATATTATGTGTAAGTCCGTTGGGGGTGGTCCTACTTAAATCATAATGATCGTCTTGGTTTTTATTTATAAATATAGATAGCCACCTAGTTCTTAGCCAGGTTGTCGGTGTAAATTTGTTGGCTGTATTGCTGTGTATTTTAAGGAAGGTGTATCAAGTGTGATACTAAGTGAGATACTTAGTGCAGATATTTTGTTCTATATAAGTAATGTGCCACTTTGGACTAATAAGAACTATGAAGACGAACCTAAAGCTCTCTATCCCTTACTATCCTTAGACTTCTTTGTATCTTGTCTCTCTAATTGATCTAATGCCATACCTACTAATTGTTCTATTGCAGTAGATTGAGAACCTATTCTATTATTAAAGCGATAGTTTTCTATTCTATCTTTGTTTTTATCATCAGTATTAAACTGTAAGCGATGAGGTTTGGATTGTGGTTTATTCATTCCCTAGGTCTTTAACCTTAATTACTCACTTACGCAATTATTATTTGACATTACTTACTTACTCAGTTACTGACTTACTAACATATTAAACAAGGGAGAAAATATGGACAAAGTAAGAAAGATAAAAATAGACTTGTTTAGATCAGATAAGCACAAAGAATTATTTGAACTATTGAAACCTAATTTAAACGATAAAGAGCAGCACGAAGCAGTTAGTCGATTAATGTTTATGACTTCTCAAGAAGTGCTTTCAGTAATGAGTAAACTTAGAGGGTTAAATGGACCTATATATTTTTAACTTATTAATTGGCGCTTTAGTATTTAGCATAACTGGGCTTGGATTTGTGAGCCTAGTTATGTTTTTAATCTATTACTTTGAGGGAGATAAATAATGATAAAGAATACTGATTACACTTCTTTTCTTAATACTATTGAAGAGAATACAGATAGAAATTGTCATACTGAAAATGCTGTCTTGATTGCTACTAATTTTGGTAGAGAATTACAAAAAAGACAAGCACAAGAAATATTAAAAGAGCATGAAAGTAAAGGACATATGCCCTACTTTGTATCATTGGCAAGACATTACCTTATCAATGATATTTTACATAACATGGTTGATAAAAGATTAGCCAAACAAATTAATATTAGATTGTAAGGGAGGTTAAATGAGTTGGGAAATTATTGATAGTCGAGATTTGTTAGAAGAATTAAAAACTTTAGACAAAGAATATGACGAAGATAGAATAAAAGAAATAAATAATCTCATTGAAGAAGTTGGAGAAGAAGATTTTAAGTTTGGTGTAACATTTATTCACGAAAATTATTGGAGAGAGTATTGTGAAGACTTTGCTTATGATTGTGGTTATTTAGATCGTCAAAATGATAGTAACCCTTTACACTTCCACATAAATTGGAGAGATTGGGCTGACTCAATGGCTATGGATTATGGCATGATAGACTTTGATAATTCAGAATATTATTGGAGGGCATAATGAGTAGTTATTCTTACAGAGATATTCTTGAAAATGGGATTGAAGTTTGCGCCAGTTGTGGAAGTGCAAACATAGAAAATCATCAAATTAAACATACAAAAAGTAAACTACCTCAACATTGTTATGATTGTGATTATGCAGAAGGTACGTCAATTTGTATGCCTGATGATACTATTTTTTATGCAGAAGCAGAAGTTACTTTAATAAAAATTAAGAAAGGTAAATAATGAAAAAGAAAAAAAGTAAAAAGTTGTCTGAAATTGTTATGGAAGAATTACACGATTTTATAAGACCTAGAAAAACACAAGAGGAATACACAAAAGAAGCTAAAAAAGATTTAATTCCATATTGGAAAGAAAAAAATAAAAAGAAATCGAGTAAATAATGATTGAAGTACACCCTTACCACGAATTACTTAAAGATATTAAGTATATTTCTATGGAGATAGAAAACAATCAACGAGTTGCAGGACCAGTATTACAAAGGACCTTAGAGACTTTAGTTGAGTCTATAAAAAGACTTGAAGAGAAGTGCAGATCGCAGCAATCTCAAATTAACCATTTAAAAAAGGAGAATAATAATGAGCAATGAATATACTTATTTTAATATTATGGTTGATATACCAGATACAGATTTACGAGATGATGACATTAAACAAATAGTCAGTAAAGCATTAAAAGAAATTGTTGACCCACCTAAATGGAAAGATGTTTCAATAACAGTTGAGGAGATAAATAATGAGTAAAAAAGAAATATTTAGATTAAATGAAATTGTAGGTTCTTTAATGATTAGCCAATTTAAAGGTAATCAAGAAGAATATAGAAAAGTAATTAACACAATATTTAAAGAATTTTTTAAATTAAGTTTAAAAGATTTCAAAAAATATTATTAATGTAAGGAGTATTTAAAATGAGTGTATTATGTTTAGTTTCTACAAGTGGAGATATGTCCAGTAGAGGTATGGGAACAGAAAACACAATTTATTTGGTTCCATATAAATATAAAAAACAAGTAGATAATTTTTTTAAAGCTCAATGTGATTGGGATTTAATAATTTATGATGAACGATTTGGTAAAAAAGGATTTGATAGTCAAAAACATCTTAGAAAACTAAATGATACATTTAATATTTTAGAAGATTTAAAAGTTTTTACATCAAAATATGATTTTCGAACAAGTTGGACAATGCGTTTTTTTGATAAAGATGAGTTAAAACAATTTGAACCTTATATTGTTTACGATAATTTTAATTTATTAAAGAAAAAAGATATGAAGTTAAAAAAATTAACTAAAAAAACTGTTTGTAATTGGTTTGGAGATCGTGGTTATGATCTTAATAGTGCAAAATTTACTTATAAAGCTATCCATGACCCAAATTATAATAATGATTGGATTTTTATAAATGTAATGAAAGCCAATAATTATTATACAGATGAAAGTTTTGATAAAAAAGAAGTTGAACTATTTTATTTGAATACTGATATTGCAGAACCTTATGATGCTTGGAATAAAAAAAGTTTTAAATGGGATAAAAAAAACTTAGTTAATTTAATTCCAAAAGAAGATAACGATAATTGGTACGAAAAATTTATTCAAAAAAATAATTAATGTATTGTTTCAATCATACTAGGTAGCGAATTATCTTGTTCGTTGCCTAAGTACATATCAGCAAATAACTCAATATCTTCTCTATTTTTAAAACCAGAAATAGTCATAACTAAAGATAAACCCCCAGAATATTTTATCTCTTTAGCTTGGAGAACTAATTCATCTGTTAGTTTGTAATCTCTTTGCAATAGATTTTCTTGTTTCAAGATTTTCTTTTTTAAGTTTGTCATATAAATTTATAATTTCATTTGGATTTGTCTTTGCTAGATAACAAATTTGATAAAAGTCTTTGCTTCCAATATAATCTTGAGAATTCTTAATAAAATTTTTTTTAACTTTGTCTGATTGATCTAATATTCCTAACGCATCGCACAAAGCTCTGTGTAGTATGGCTCTAAATAAATAAACTAATCTGTTAGTGGGTGTTTGTTCTACTAATTCTTTTAAATCGTACATATCCGACATTTGTGTCAAAACACTTCTATCGGTTGATAGGATAATATATTTTTGAAAACCTATCGCAATAGGAACAAAATAAGAACAGTTAGAGGGTTAAAAAATGACCTAAAGATGCCATAGAAATAGGACGAAAGCTTCCGACTATTAGGACGTTAAGGTCTTGTTTTAGGGTTCCAAAAATCATCTAAACTTTCTAAACCCTCTTGTAATTTACTTAAATTTACAACTTTTTCATCATCTAATACGACTCTT